CAACATACAATCAATGGCTTAGTTTGATTTGTATATCTAAAAAAGATATACAAAAAATGCTTAACATTGAAGATGAAGTGTCTAGTTTTGAATTTTTATATTATAATTGTTTGAATGAAGCTGTAAATGAAGTGGAATCAGGCATTATAAATAATGATTCAGATAGTATAAAAAATATAATTTTAACTGCATTATCTTATTTTTTTAAAGAAAATGTTCTTATCGGTAATAATTGTTTTTATGTGAAAACAGAAGATAGAATTATTGATAAAGATATTTTTGATGATATTGTTTTTATTTTAAAAAAGGTTAATTTTATTAAAGAAAAAGATGATAGAAAATTCAAAAGTGATTTAGCAAAACAGAGATATGATGAACTTTTAAAAATAAGAGAAAAAATTGCCAATGCTGGTAAAAAAGAAAATACAAGAGAAAATATTTATAAAAAAAGTGAATGGGTGAATATAATATCATCTATAAGTTCTAAACATGCATCTATAAATTTATTTAATTCTGGAAATTTAACTATTTATCAATTAATAGACCAATTTAAAAGAATTAATATGATTGATGAATATTATATAAGTATAAAATCTTTATTGGCTGGTGCTAGTAAGGATGATGTTCAAATTATTCATTGGTCTGATGATATAAAAGATAAAGATGAAGAATTTAAAAAACTTTCAGAATATGAAGGTTTAATTTAATAAGGAGGAAATGAAATGTCAAAACAATTTGGTTTTAAGGAAGTTATGAACTTCGTTATGTATGATTTTACAACTGGAGATGTAATTCTTCGTTGTGATTATGCGACAGATACATCTATAGAAACAACAGCAGAAAGAATTCAAGTTCGTGGAGGTCAAGGTAATTATAAATTATTAAGTTTCGACCATACAAAAGACAATGTAATGAAAGGTGAATTAGCATTACTTGACTTAAATGCTATAGCACATTTAACTGGTAAATCTTTATATACTGGAGCTGTAAGTGTTGCTAAATTTGAAGATTTAACAGTAAGTGCAGGAAATCAAATAACTTTAGCTGCAACACCAACAGCTAATTTAAGATTGTATATTAAATCAGGTTCAAGAGATAATGGAACTGAACAAATATTAGGAAATGCTTCTACTCCTAATCAATACTCTATTACAGGAAATTTAGTTACATTAAATAGTTCGACTTGTGCATCAGGTTCAGGAATTCTTGCATATTATGATTATTCTTCAAGTGCAACTTCAAGAACTATAACTTTTACTGCCGACAAATTCCCAAGTTATGTAAGAATCACTGGAGATAGCTTCGGAACTGATGCTGTAACTGGTGAAGTTAATTATATGAAAATTGATATAAAGAAAGCTAAAGTTAAAAATAACTGGAGTTTAACACTTAAAAGTACAGAAGTTTCAAAACTCTCGTTCGAGGCTGATATATTTAACGTAGATATGCCAAGTCCAGATGGTAATGGAACAGATAAAGTAGCTGTAAAATTAACATTACTTTAATAAATTTAGAATACAAGTAATTACTTGTATTCTTTTTTAAGCTTATAAAAATTAAATTATAAGCTTAAAAAAGAATACAATATTGACAATATTAAAAATATATCATATACTTAATATAAGAGGTGATAATAAATGAATAAAAAAACAAATGAAGAATTTATTAATGAAATTTATAACTTAGTAGGAGATGAATATTCTATTTTAAGTGAATATGTAAATGCTAAGACTAAGGTTCTAATAAGACATAATGATAAATGTGGATATGAATATTTTATAATTCCTAATAGTTTCACGTGTGGAGTAAGATGTCCTAAATGTGCGAAATGTATTAAGAAAACAACAGAACAATTTAAACAAGAAATTTATGATTTAGTTGGAAATTCTTATACCGTATTAGGAGAATATATTGGTGCTAAGAATAAAATAAAGATAAAACACAATGATGGTTGTGGACATATATATGAGGTAAATCCTACTAACTTTATACATTCTTTAAATAAATGTCCTAGACACAAAGAGTCTAAAAATGAAAATATAATATCTAAATATTTAAATAATTTAAATATAAATTATAAAACTCAATATAAATTTGAAAATTGTAAAAATAAAAGGTGTTTGCTATTTGATTTCGCTTTGTTTGATAATGAAGAAAATTTAATTTGTTTAGTTGAATATGATGGAGAACAACATTTTGATGTTATGAGATTTTCTAAAAATATAAATAAACAAAATTCTAAATTTACTCAAGTTAAAGAGCATGACAAAATCAAAAATGATTACTGTAAAGCAAACAATATCACGCTAATAAGAATACCATACTTTCAAAAATCTAAAATTGAAGAAATATTAAATCGCAGATTAAATAGACTAATAAATAACTAAATAACTAAATAAATCAATATAGGGCAAAATTTTAAGCCTTATATTTTTTAATCCAATAAAACGAAAATTTTATTGGAAATAATCTCAAACCCTTTTAAATAAAGGGTTTATTTTACGTGTGAAAAGGGGAAATTATAATGAATAAATTTTCAACTATATTTTTGACTGCACCTATACATAATAGAGCATGGATTCTTCCAGATTGGTTAAAACATATTTTAAACCAGAATTATCCAAAGCAAAATATAGAAATGTATTTTTTAGTAAATAATTGTACGGATAATTCACTCGAAATATTACAGGAATTTAAATTTAAATATGAAAATGAATATAAAAAAATCACAATAGATATAATGAATAATAAAAACTCTATAAAAAAACAATATAAAGATGAGAGAACTACTGAAACAAGAGATAAAATGTATCATTGGTTATCTGAATTAAGAAATAAAACATTGGATAAATTTGTAGAATCCGATTGTGATTTATATTTTAGTTTAGATTCTGATATATTAATTAAAGAAGATTGTATTACTAGATTTTTAGAACATGAATTTGACTATTTAAGTAATTTAATTTATAATGGTTATAAGCATGAAAATATGGATTATTTAATACAAGAATCAGATGGAAAAGATTTAGAATCAAAGATTAATAATGCAAGAAAAAAATATATGAATATACTTCAAAATTTTAATTTTGAAACAGCATATAAATTTCCAAACGTATTAAAAAGAGTAGGAATAGATAATTACCAACATATATGTAATAATAGAATAAAAAATCCACATAAATGTGATAGAAATTATAAAATGGAAGTAGATTATACTGGTGCTATATTTATGGTAAATAGAAAGATTGCAGAGAATAAAAATTGTAGATTTAATTATCATAAAACTGGAGAAGATGAATATTTTTGCAGGATGGTTAGAAAAGAAGGTTTCAAAATAGAATGTTTAGTTTCAAGTTTTCAATGTCATATAATGGATAAAGGATTATTGCCATTATATTATCAAGGTAAACTAAACATAGAAAATAATTGATATTGATTAATCAATATAGTATAATTAAGGTAAGAACTTAATTTAGAGAGAAAAGGGGAACTAAAAATGAATAAAAAAATAAATATTACCTATTGTTTGACTATCCCATTTTTGTTTGAATATCAGCAAAGACCTCATCACATAATGAAATTATTATCTCAGACAGGAGATTATAATGTGCATTGGGTAAACAATATACAAGTAAAAGGTAAACGCAAAGATGAAATTAACGAAAATCTTACAGTTTGGCATGATTACGATATATTTAAAAAAAGAGTTCCAAATATAGATGTTCTATTTTCAAGCTGGAGTAAAACACATATATTAGTAGAAGATTTAAAACCTAAAATAGTTTTATATGATTCATTAGATAATTTTCCTGAGAATCAAAATGAAGAAGAGGATATGATTTCTAAAGCAGATATATTATTAACAACATCTCAACCTCTTTATGATTTAAGAAAAAATCAGCATGAAAACATTCATATGTGTAGAAATGCTTGTTTTCCAGAGTTAGGTGAAAAGCAATATGATGTTCCAGATATTATTACACAAGCTAGAAAAATGGGACAACAAATAGTTTTATTCTCAGGTGCAATTGGTAGTTGGGTTGACTTAGAAATATTAGAACATGTATCACATTCAGACAAATATGTTGTTATGATAGTAGGAAGTTCATTTGGAGTTCCACAAAATTTATTACCTAAGAATTTAGTTTATCTTGGCACAAAGAAATATGAAGAATTACAAGCATATTATCAACATTGTGATGTTACATTATTACCATTTAAAAGAAATGTAGTTGCAGATTTTTCTAATCCGATTAAAATGTTTGAGTCATTGAGTTTTGGAAAACCAGTAATAGCAACTAATATACCTGAAGCTTGTATATTTCCAGATAACACAATATTTGTAAGTAGAAATAAAGAAGAGTTTAGACAAAATGTAAATAAAGCTTTAAAGGTTTGTAAAAATGAAGAAGTAATTAATAAATGCAAAGAAGTAGCCAGAGAAAACTCATGGAAATCAAGAGTAGATATAATTGACAGAGAAATAAAAAGATTTATAAATGCTAAAGGAATTGCGATATGAAAAAGGTATTATTTCTTAATCCATCAGCACTTATAAGATATGGTATTAGATGGGGATTTGAAAAGTTAAATTGGGAAACTTATGTATTATCTGGTGATGATTTTATAGCAAGTAAATCAATTCAATTTCAAGTTGGTACGATAAATAAATATATAGAAACCTATAAAATTGATTTGGTATTTGTGGAATTTATGGCAGGATTAGATTATGAATCAATACATAATCTATGTAAATCTAAGGGTATACCATTTTATGTTTGGCTTATAGAGGATGTTCCTAGCTATACGGATTTTGGTTCTAGTGTAATTGATTGTACCGATTATGTATTTACAACATGTATTGAGTTAATTCCATTTTATAAATCAAGACATAATAGAGATTGTAAGTTATTAACATTTGGAGTTAATCCAGAATTTCACAAACCATCAAATCCAAATAAAGATTTGTATAAATCTGATATAGTAGCTATAGGAAACAATTATCCATCAAGATATGATAAAATGAAATGGTTCTTAGAAACATTAATAAATCATAAATATGATATAAGTGTATATGGTGGAGCTTGTTGGATAGAAAGCCATAGATGGTTTAATATATTTAATCACAAAGAATTGTACAAAGGTTATTTATCTTATGAACAGTTACCTGTGATATATAATACTTGTAAAATAGCACTTGGCATGAATTGTAATGATAAATCTATGACTCAAATGTCAATGAGAATGTATGAATTTATGGGTTGCACAGACAATTCCTTAATGTTATCTTTCTATACTAAATCACAAGAAAATGTATTTGGTGATAGAATATATTTACCTAAGAACGAACAAGAAACAATTGATATGGCAAATGAAATTCTGAATATGAAAGACGAATATAGAATACAAAAAGCAAAAGATAATAGAGAATGGGTATATAAAAATCATTCTTATATTGATAAAGCTAAAACTGTAATTGATACATTTGAAGGGAGATAATAGTATGAAGAAAATTTATATGCTATTTGCTACTATTAGACCTAAGATGTTTAGAGAAACTTATGAACATTGGATTAATACAGCTAAAAACAAAGACAATATAATAACAAAAGTAGCTGTGACAAGTGAAGAACAAAAAGAAGAATTATCAGATTTTGATGTAATAGTTGTAAATGATAAAAAAGGTTACAATCATGCTAGTTGTGTTTTACTTAAAAGCATAGATGTAAATGATGATGATATAATTATATTACCTTCAGATGATTTTTATTCACCTCAAGACTGGGATGAATTTTTATTAAATCAATTTGAAAACTATGATGGATGTATGTTTTTAAATGATGGCTACCAAAACCCTGATATTAAAGAAGGTATGTTGTCAATAACAATTGCATGTATGACATTTGCAACGGTTAAAAAACTTAATAGAAGTTTATTTAGTTCTGCATATAGACATTTCTTTTCTGATACTGAATTATATGCTACTCTAAAAGAATTAAATTTATTAAAAGATGATAGAGATAAATATAAAGATGTTATATTTGAACATAAACACCACGTATTAGGTAAAAGAAAACAAGACGAACATGATATTAATAATATGAGCAATTGGGATGTTGACCACAAGACATTTCAAGATAGAATGGCTATGAAAGTAGAAGATAGATTAAAATAGAGAAAAGGTGATTTTATGAGTCCAATAGTAAGTTTTATAGAAGATGAATTATATAAGAAAATCAAAGCATCAGTTCCAATATTTTGTATGGATTTAATAATTAGATGTGATAATAAAATTCTATTAATTAAAAGAGATAGAGAACCAGCTAAAAATGAATTTTGGACTCCTGGTGGGAGATTTTTATATGGTGAATCTATTAGTCAAGGTGCAGTAAGAAAAGCTAAAGAAGAAACTGGATTAGATTGTAATTTTATAAAAATGTTAGATATTTGTAATATGTATTTTACTAAAACAGGAAATATGACATCTGATGTTCATACTCCTAGCTTAATAATAGAAATGGAAGTTGCATTAGGTAATCAAAAAGTTCAATTAGATAATCTTCATTTAGATTATAAATGGGCAGAAAAAAATTCTATTAAATATCATTTATATGTACAAGAAATATTAAATAAGGCAGGTTTATCATATGAATAAAGATTCTAAAATCTATGTCACAGCAAAAGATGGAATGGTTGGAAGTGCAATAATAAGAGAATTATTAAAACAAGGATATTCTAATATTATAACACGTTCTAAAAATCAATTAGATTTGTTGAATAAAGAAAAGGTTAAAGAATTTTTATCATATGAAAAACCAGATTATATATTTTTATGTAGTGCTAAAGTAGGAGGTATTGTCGCAAATAATACTTATCCTGTTGATTTTCTTTATGATAACATGATGATAGAATTTAATGTAATTAAATCGGCGTATGAATGTGGTATTAATAATTTAATGTTCTTTGGTTCTAGTTGTATATATCCTAAATTTTGTGATATTCCTATTAAAGAATCTTATTTAATGACAGGAAGTTTAGAGTCTACAAATGAAGCTTATGCACTAGCTAAAATAAGTGGAATTAAATTATGTCAAGCATATAATAAACAATATGGAACTAAATATATAACAGTTATGCCATGTAGTTTATATGGTGAAGGTGACAATTTCCATCCTGCAAATAGTCATTTAATACCAGCTCTAATTCAAAAAATACATAATGCTAAAAAAAATAATTTAGATAGCGTTGAACTTTGGGGAACTGGTAATCCATTAAGAGAATTTTTGTATATAGATGATTTAGCGAATGCCTGTATATTCTTAATGAAAAGACATTTAACTTTAGAAAATGATATAATTAACATTGGAAGTGGAATTGATTATACAATCAAGAATATTGCTAATTTAATTAAATATATGATAGGTTATGAAGGTGAAATTAAATTTGACACTACTAAACCAGATGGAACATTTAGAAAGTTAATAGATTCAAATATAATAAAAAGATTAGGATGGAAATATCAAATTTCTTTAAGAGATGGATTAGAAAAGATATATAAGTTCTGGTTGACAAAGGAGTGAAAAGGATGCCATTTGTAGAAATTTCTCTAGAGGAAATACATAAAAAATTAACAGGTATATATAATGATATGAAGAATGACATTAAAGAATTAAAAATTAAAATGCTGAAAATGTCTTATAAATCCCAAGAAGGACATCTCGGAAGTTCATTTTCAATCATTGATATTTTATATGTTTTATATAATGGTGTTTTAAATATTGACAAAGATAATGTTAAAGATGAAAATAGAGATAGATTTATATTAAGTAAGGCTCATGCAAGTTTAGCATTGTCAGTAATTTTAGAATCTAAGGGATTTATAACACAAAAGGATTTAGATGAATTTTGTACTTTTAATGGAAAATTAGGTGGACATTTAAGTAAAAAAGTAAAAGGTGTAGAATTTAGTGGAGGAAGTCTAGCACATGGACTACCTTATTCTGTTGGTATTGCAAAAGCACTTAAAATTAAAGGCGATAATGATTCAAGAGTTTATTGTTTAATAGGTGATTGTGAACTACAAGAGGGAAGTAACTGGGAAGCTATGTTATTAGCTAGTCATTATAAATTAGATAATTTAGTTTTAATTATTGATAATAATAAATCTCATAATAAATCTCCACATGTAGATAATATAAAATCTAAAATAGAATCATTTGGATTTGATGTAGATAGTATAGATGGACATAATTTAATTGAAATAAAAGGTTCTTTAAAAGATAAAAGTGATAAGCCAAGATGTGTTATATGTAATACTATAAAAGGCAAAGGAATTAAAAGAATGGAAAATAATCCTGAATGGCATCATAAATCAATAAAGTCTGAAGAAGAATTAAATCAATTAATATTAGAATTGGAAGGTGGCAAATAATGAGAAAACAATTTGCTTTTACAATGGAACAAATGATGGCGATTGATGATAAAATTGTGATTTTATTAGGGGATATTGGTGTTCATTCTTTTAAGAATTGTTTTGAAAAGTTTCCCAATAGAACTTATAATATAGGCATACTTGAACAAAGTATGGTGGGAATGGCTAGTGGCTTAGCATCTGAAGGATTTATACCAATTATTCATACTATTGCTCCTTTCTTAGTAGAAAGAGCATACGAGCAGATAAAACTCGATTTCGCCTATCAAAAATTAAATGGAAACTTTGTATCAGTAGGAAATAGTTATGATTATTCTGCTTTAGGTATAACACATCAATGTCCAAATGATGTTTCTATATTAAAACAAATTCCTAATTTTGAAATTGTATGTCCAGGAAATTCTAAAGAATTTGATATGTTATTTAAACAATCTTATTATAGTGGTAATCCTACTTATTTTAGATTGAGTGAATATGAAAATTCAATTGAAATAGATGATATTGAATTTGGCAAGGCTAGTATAATTAAAAGAGCAGAAGAATCGAAAGCTACAGTTATAGCAGTAGGAAATTTATTAGATAAAGTGGTCGAAACTTGTAAAGATTTAGATGTTACCATATTGTATTATCATACAGTAAAACCTTTTGATTATGAAACTTTATTTTATAATTGCAATAGTAATAAAATATTATTATGTGAACCATATACAAAAGGTGGGTTAAGTTTTGAAATAATGGAAGCTATGAGAAGTAAAGGTGGATGTATAATAGATTATATTGGTGTGGAAAATACATTTACAACTCATTATGGCGACAAAGAAAGTCATGATTTAATTCATGGAATAAGAGAAAATAAAATTAGAGAAAAGGTGTTGAATTTAATATATGTGTGAAGAATTAGGCTTATTATTAAAAGATGCGGGATTAACTTTAAAGAATTTAGATTTAAGTGAGTTGAATAATAAAAAGATTTTAGTAACTGGTGCTAGTGGTTTGTTAGGAGTTAATTTTTTAAGTTGCTTAAAGTATTTGAGTTTATTAGGAAATAATTTTATAGTCCACGCAACTATTTATAGTGAGCCTGAGAATTACTTTAATGAATTAATGAATTATAGATTGTCTAATAAAGATAATAGAGTTTTTAAGGGCGATTTGACTGATATAAATTTTTGTAATCAGTTAGATAATGATTATGATTATATAATACATTCTGCTACTTATGGACAACCTGCACTATTCTTAAAGAATAGTATAAAAACAATAACATTAAATACAACTATAACTAATTTGCTTTTACAAAAATTAAATAAAGATGGTAAATTTTTATTTATAAGTTCTAGCGAAGTTTATAGTGGGTGTGAAAGTGACAAATATAAAGAATCAGATATAGGATATACAAATACTAATCATCATAGAGCTTGTTATATTGAAGCTAAGAGATGTGGCGAAGCTATAGTTAATGAATATAGAAAGAATGGATATAATGCCAAGTCTGCAAGACTATGTTTAGGGTATGGTATAGGTATTAAATCTAACGACAATAGAGTTTTAAACGAATTTATTAAAAAAGGATTATTACAAGGGAAAATAGAATTACTTGATGATGGTTTATCTATAAGACAATATGGATATATTACAGATGTAATAGAAATTATGTGGAATATATTATTAAATGGAAAAGAAGATGTATATAATGTAACAGGCCAAAGTATATTGACTATAAAAGATTTAGCAAATACAATTGGTAAACTTTTAAATGTTCCAGTTATAATACCAGATAATAATGATAATAAATTAAAATCATCGCCAAATCAAGTTAATTTAGATATAGATAGAGTTAAAAAAGAATTTAACAAAACTAAATTCGTTAATATTAAAAATGGTTTGCAAAGGGTTATAAATTGGTATAGATTAATTTTAGAAAGGAATGATTAAGAGATGAGTGGTTTTTTTAATCCAAAGGGTTCAGGAATAATAGGAAGTGATGGAATAAAGACTTCAGTTGCAGGAGCAGAAATAATTCCTGATGCTATCGCTACAAAAGGATGGACAGAAGGATATGAAATTAGACAATTTTCACTTTTAAATAATCAAGCTTGTACAATATCAATAAATGGAATGAGTGCAGTTTATTTATCTGCTGGTCAAGGATTGAATATAGACGATAGTTTATTAGTTTCAAGCGTAAAAATAATAGAAGGTGGAATAACTTATAATTGGATTGGGGTGTATTAAGAAATGGCGTTATTTAGTAATGACCCAAATACACTGGTGAGTAAGACAAATACAGATGAAATATTAAAGTCTATAGAAGGAACTTATGACTCCTCTAGTACAATAGCAAGTAAAGCAGGTAATATACTTGAAAGATTAGAATATATTACACAAGTTTCTGAAGGTGCTAAAACTGTAAATACAGAAACTTTTGATGCAGGTAATCATACTATAGGAAGTTATGATGTACATAGTGTTTTAATTACAGATATAAATAATATGCCAATAGCAGTAGGAAATATAGATATTTCTAGTGCCACTGTATTATTAGAACGTAAATATGATGGTTTGCCATTTTCTACAAATGGAGTAGATGGAAATCCATTACAACAACCAACGCTTTCTAAAACATCAGGTCTGGTATCAACTGAGCATGTAATATCTAATGTTTCTTGGTTGGCAAATGATATATATAGACTTACTGTAAGTGGTATAAAAGTTACTGTAGACGCAGTAGTTCATAATCTTCAAAATTTTGTATGGGTTGGAACTATATCTGCCGTAGGAGATATATCTGATACTGTAAATAATATATATACTGCTGTACAACTTCCAACTGCTGATGATTTAGAAAACACTACCATTGCACATATAGTTGGTAATAAAAATGATACTGTTGCTGGAACATCTATAATGGGTAAAGTTAAATTATTATTACAAAATCTCGGTTTAGTTAAGACTGAAACTGATAAAATACCTGCAACAATTACTAAAATAGATTCAATCAAAACTACTGTTGAAGCAATTACAGGATATGCTTTGAATAGTACAGTTGCAAAAGATGCTACTGTTGCGAAAGATAGTACGGTTGCTAAGGATTCTACGGTAGCCAAAGATAGTACAGTAGCTAAAGCAAGTACATTGTCAACAGTTTCAACTAATGTTGATACAATTAATACGAATGTTGGATTAGTAAAAGTTCAGACAGATAAGATACCAAGCATTAAAACTACAGTCGAAGCAATAACTGGTTATGCTTTGGATTCTACTGTAGCGAAGGACTCTACGGTAGCAAAGGATTTAACAGTTGCTAAAGCAAGTGCATTATCTACAGTATCTACGAATTTAGATACAGCTAATTCAAATATAAGTTTAATTAAAACACAAACAGATAAAATCCCTAGTATTAAAACAACAGTAGAGGCTATTACAGGATATGCACTTGATAGTACAGTAGCTAAAGATTCAACCGTAGCTAAAGCAAGTGTGTTATCTACAGTTGAATCAAAGGTAGATACTACTAATTCAAATGTATTACTCGTAAAAGCTAAAACTGATACTTTGCCAAGTAATCCAGCATCGCAAACTAATGTAGATTTAATTAAAACTCAGACAGATAATATACCTTCTATGATAACTACTATTAATAATATTAATAGCACAATGGCGTTAAATAGTACGGTTGCCAAAGATGCGACTGTAGCAAAAGCAAGTGTATTAGGAAGTCCAGTATCATCTACTATTTCAGCAGATATACAAACGATTAATACATCTGTAAATGCTATTAAAACAAATACAGATACTATTCCTGCTACTATTACAAAAGTAGATGATATACAAACTAAAGCTACATTAATGTATGAATCACATTTCCCAACTGGATTTATAGGTAATGCCCCTAGAGCAAGACAAAAAATAGCGGCTATACAAATAACTGGAATAGCTAATAATAATAATATCGTCGCTGATGGTATAACTTATATATTTGTTACTACGCTTGGAAGTCCTGGAGCTAATCAAGTTCATATAAGAATACAAGGAACAATTGCAGATAGTTGTAAAAAATTTGTAAATGCTACTTATGGAGTTTCAGACCCAACTAATATAACTTATGGTTCAGGCGTTGGAGCTAATACAACATTTCAAACTGGATTTACAACATCTAAACTAAATTCATCTGTAAATGGATTAACTGCTGGAAACAATATATATTTACAACAGTATGTGTTAGACTCAGTGGCACAAACATTAACTTCAACGACAACTAGAACGCTTATTTCTCCGTTTAGACCCTTCCACTATAGATACAACTTTGAACTCAACTCAACATCCGCACCAAGTGGATTACAGTATATGTATATAAATACTTCTACTACTAAGCAATTAGTAATTGTAAATATTAATGTTATGACGGTAAGTGCAAATACTGATAAACAAATGGATATATTAATTAGTAATGATGAAATAACTTATACCATAATATATTCAGGTTTAGATATTACAAACATTGGAATATATCCATTGGTTGAATATAAAATTCCACCAGGTTATACGGTTTATGCTCAATGCTCAAGTTCTGGTTCATCAAATAATGAATATATAGACTTCTCAATAGTGGGTAAACTTATCTAGGAGGTGATAATATGTTTCCAAATACAGAGCCAATAATTATAACACCAAGTCAACCTGACAGTTTTAATGGTGGTTTAATAAAATAAATAATAAGAGAAAAGGGGATAAAATATGGAAAATTTAATTAGCTTTGAAGAATTTAAAACTAGAATTGATAATGGCGAAAGAACTAAAAGTGTAATAGATATTAAAGATAATGTTTCACATGAAGACAAAATGTCTATTATAAGTTCAATGAAAGAAAATTGCATAGAAGAAATAGAAGGTTCTAATTTAAAAAGAATTAATTATTTAAGCAAAGATATATTATATACAATATTATTAATAAAACACCTTACTAATCTTGATTTAGATAGTGTTGAAAATAAATTAGAATTATATGATTATTTAAGTGATAATTATATAATTGATGATATTAAAATAGTTATCAAAGGATTGTGTAAGCTTGAATATATTATAGATGAAGAATTAGAACAAGAAATTAAAATCAATAATAGTTTCGAAAAAACAATTAAAACAATATTAGATGATTTAATGAAAAAGATTCCTTCGGCAGATGAATTATCAAAGTTAGTTGATAAGGTTAAATCTGAAGTAGAAAATTTTGATTCTAGTAAATTGAATAAAATAAATGATTTAGTAAATCTTACTAAAGGTAAGAATTAAGGATGGTGTAAAATATGCCATCCTTTTCTAATAAAAAAGAATTAGAAGATTTTATGAATGCAACCATCTTAAAAGTAGCATTAATTGACATTGCAAAACAAGTTGAAGTGTTGATAAGAGATTATATAAAGAAAAATTTATATGATACTTATGAACCCAAAAATTATGTAAGAAGTTATGATTATATAAATTCTTTAACAATAGGCAAAGTTAAACCTGATGGAAATGGATTTAGTATAAGACTTTATTTCGATGCAAATAAGATAAAACCTCAAGAGATGGAAAGAGGATTGTGGAATCGACATATGACACAAAAAGGAGTTCCAACAAATGAGTTTATAGCTGACTGGATTGAAAATGGTGCTACAGATAGCGAGCATGCTAGGAAACCAATCCATGTTATGGCTAATATCAAAAAGGAATTAGAAGAAACAAAACTTCATGTTAGAGCTATAAAAAAGGCTCTTGGAGAGAAGGGGTTTAAGGTGGCAATTCTATGAGTGATAGAAAGTATACAGTATATGCAACAACAGAAAGACTTCATCAAGTTAATCCATTAAATTCTGATTTATGGAAGAAGTATTTAATGGGAAAGAGAACATTAAGTAAAACTACAAAAGATAGTTATGAATCTGATATAAACCAATTTTTTGTTTATATATTATTGAATCATGATAATAAATTCATATTCGATATACCTATGGAAGAAATGGCTGATATATTAGATGATTATATTTGTATGTGTGCTTCTGTATTTGAAAATAATGATAGAAGATTGGCAAGAAGATTATCTGCAATTTCATCAATCTATTTATACTTTAAAAAGAAAAGAAAAATAAAAGACAATCCTGTTGAATTAATAGAAAGACCTAAAATTCAAAAGGGAAAGTTTGATATGAAACAAACCTTTTTAACAAAAGAACAAGTTGAAATTATAAGAGAAAAACTAGAAGATTATGGAAAGACTCAATTAAAATTATTCTTTGAATTAGGTTTATACACAATGGCTAGAGTTAATGCTTTAGCTAATATAAAAATTGAAGATATAGATTTGGAAAAAAATAGAATAGAAAATGTAATTGAAAAAGAAGGATATGAAGTCGTTCTTATGTTTAATGAAAAATGTAAAGAATTAATTGTTAAATGGATAGAGGAAAGAAAAGAAGCTGGAATCGAATGCGATTTGTTATTTATAACAATTACAAGAGATAAGAAAGGCAAGAATGCAAAATCTTCTATGCAGGAAACATGGATTAAAAGGATAGGAAGTTTTATTGATTCTAATTTGCATTGTCACGATTTACGTCATAGTGGAGCTAATTTATTGTATCAAGCAGGTATGCCATTAGAAAGAGTTTCTAAGGCATTAAATCATAGAGGTACACAAGTTACACAAGACCATTATTTACAAATAAACCATGACGAATTACAAGAGGAATTGGAAAAATTTAGCGTATAAAATGTGAATTTTATAGTAATGGTTTCCTTTTAATTTAGGAAAGGAGAGTGAACAGAAATTTGGCGGATAATATAGAACTTATAATTAAGGCAGCCTTAGACAAACAATCTATGCGAAACATGGAAGATGATGTTAAAAAGGTTGCTAGTAAGATAGAAAAGCAAAGTCCAGTTAAAATAAAAGCTGATTTGAAAGTTTTTATAAATGAACAAGATATAAAAAACTATCAAACTAAAATGGACAACATGATGACCAACTTAAAAACTAAGTATGGTACTGTATTAGATAATCCTAAATTTAAATCTGATTTAGATAATTTAAATAAACAGTTAAGTAGTATGTCTATTGGTAAAACAATGAAGTCTGACTTAACATCTACTAATTCTCAGTTTCAAACTTTATCAACTAATGTAAAGAAAACGGCAAAAGAAGTTAAAGATGCTAAAGGTGCATTTAGTGATTTCTATGATGATATGGACAAGAACACATCGAAGATGTTATCTTGGTCAATTCTTGGTGGAGTTATCTATGGCGTTTTTAATCAGATTAAAGATGGTATTACATATGTAAGAGATATGGATTCTGCTTTAACTGACTTATCTAAAGTTGTAGATTTATCAAGTTCTCAATTGAATATGATGAAAGATACTGCTATTAATTTAGGCAAAGAATTAGGTAAGTCTAGTATTGACATCATGAATTCTATGGCTGAATTTGGTCGAGTAACTAAAGATACTGCTGAAATCATTGAACTTACAAAATCTGCTGCAATTACTTCGAATGTAACTTCATTATCAGCAGCAGACGCAGCAAAAGCTTTAAATACTACAATGATAGCTTTTGGTATGGGTGCTAAAGATTCAATGAAGATTTTGGATTCTTGGAATGAGATTCAAAATAATTTCCGTAAATTATGCGGAATAAAAATTCTTTCTAATTGACTTGGAGTTCCTATAGTAGGATAACAAGGGGCAAGGTTTAAAATTTTATTAATTCGATATTATAAAAAATTATTTTATTTTATATTTACAAAACAATTAAAAAAATATATAATTATATTAAAAGGAGGTGAAGTAATGAGTAAAATGTCTTATGAAGAAATGTGTTCTAAAATAAAATCTAAAAAATGTATTCCTATATTTTCACAGGAAGAATGGCAAGGTGTAAGGAAAAATGGCATTATATTAAAATACTGGTTTCAAGATGAATCAGGGCATAATTTTTACGCTAGATATGATAATGTTGCATCTGGTCATAAGACTCAATGTAATGAATGTGGAAAATTAAATCAATTAAATAAACAAAAATTATCAGAATTAGAATATAAAAAATATAATGAATCTTTTATTTTAAATAAAAATATTAAAATATTAAGTAAATATGATGATTATAAAAATGTGGAACAAAAATTATTATGCAAGTGTTTAACATGTAATAATGATTTTTATGAAAATATAAATAATATTATAAAAAAATCTTCACATGGATGTATTAGAATGCCACATGGTGAAAAAATAGTTATTTCTATATTAGAAGAAAATGCAATAAAATATAATTATCAATCATATATTTCTGAATTAAATTTAACATCTGATTTTGAAATTTATTTAAAAAATGGAAATATTATTCATTTAGAAATAGATGGCGACCAACACTATGATTTTCCAAATGAATTTCATAAAACATATGAAGATTTTTTAAAATCAAAAAACAGAGATATTTTAAAAGATGAATGGTATTCTAAAAATAATAATATAAATATTCATATAAGATATAATTTAGGTGGAAAAAATAATGAAAATTTAGAAGAAATATTATATGATATTATAAAAGGTAAATATGGAAAATGTGAAAATAAAATAAAAAATTCAGATTTTAATATTATGGATTTTTCTAAAAATGATTCAAAATGCAAAAAAATAATAGCATATAATTTAGATGGTTATTTTTTAAAATATATAATAGTGCATTAGAAGCTGAAAAAGATTTGAACGTAGATAATTCTTGTATCTCAACCTGTTTAAATGGTAGAAAAAATAGAGAAAAACAAGGAAGAGCAGGAAATTATATGTTTAGATTATATGAAGATAATTTTCCATTAAATATTGAACCATATAAAACATCAAGATGTAAAATTATATTAATTTATAAAAATGATGTAATTATAGAAGAATGTAATTCTTTAAATGAAGTTTCTAAAAAATATGAAATATCAAGAACAAATCTTTGTAGATATATAAAAAAAGATTTTGAAAAAAAATACAAAAATATTTATAATTTTAAATATAAATAATATCGAATTAATAAAATTTTAAACAAGCCTGAACGACTAAACGAAAGAACTATATTTATATATAGATGTGATAGTCTGAACTCTCCTATAAACTATTTAAAAAGGGAGAGAGTTGTGGTCGAATGTAAAGACATTCTTAGAAGAACCATAACCACTTATATTAAAATATAAGTCAGTAGTCTAATAAAATATTAGACGAAAGTAACAGAAATGGTAAGTGCAGAGGATAAATTATGTCCCATATGTTGGTGATGATATATGAAAACCCAGAATATGCGAGAAGTTCCTAAGAGCCTTGATTACTAAATTATATAAGAAATTATATAATGGCAATGGGTAATGCCAAAGGTATAGTAAAAAGATTAAGGATTGGATAATTCGCAGAGATAGACCTAAGATGTTAAGTCATGGTAAGCTCCCAACGACTACCAATGGGTATCTAAATATTATTTAGATAATGGTATAGTCTACTCCGATTTGTAAATTTTATTTATAAATGTTTAAAATATCTCGAAAGAGACGGTATAAAGGTTAGCAGGTGCAATAGGCAAAGTCGGAAGTGTAGCAAAACAGAGTGGTACAAGCCTTCAATCACTTGAAGGATATGTAACAGCCATCGTGTCAGCGAGTGGTGTAACGGGTTAATAAAAAATGGCTCGAGGATATAGTAATATATCTATGGAATCTCACTATATCGGTGAACATCCTACTGAAAAGTTCAGAGGACAATACCGAGGTAAGGATTTAAAATTTAAATTCGCACCGTAACGACTACACGTGGGACATCCTGAATTATCAGGATGAAGATATAGTCTAAACTGTATAGTAATATACAGAAAAATGGTCGAGTGTAAAGACACTCAGTTTAATTTATTAAACGATAGAAGCACCATTTTCGCTATGATTATTAATCATAGTCAGTAGCCTTATTAGGTGAAAGTAATAGTTTGGATGTCGCAGGCACAGCACTTAAATCAGTAATGTCAAGGATTTTCCAAGTAGGACAAGAAGGCGTTGATGATGCTGGGAAATCCGAGAAACTACTAAATCAACTTGGAATAACAACTAGAAAAAGTGCAACAGAATTTAAAACATTTGATGATATACTTAAAAGTGTACATGATAAATTCCCTAGTTTAACATCAGTTCAACAACAGAATTTATTGCAACAACTCGCAGGAATCCAACATGTAGGCAAATTAACTTCGTTAATGAATAACTGGGATATAGCAACACAAGCAACAACGAAAGCATTAAATTCACAAGGATCAGAAATAAATGAAAATGAAAAATATCTAAATAGTATACAAGGCAAATATCAAACATTAAAAACTACAGTTGATGGGTTATATGACAAATTAATTTCATCAGACGCTTTAAAATCAACAGTAACGGGAATGACAGATGTTTTAAATGTTGCTGATAGAGTTACAACTGTATTGGGTGGTTTAAATACCATTATATTAACTGTTGTTTCTAGTTTAGGAATATTAAAAGCACAAGGAATAATTAATTTCTTCACTAGTCTTGTAACATCAGTTGCAGGAGCAACATTTTCTTTGGCTGGATTAGGCACTGTACTCACAGCTATAATAAGCCCAGTGGGTTTATTAATAACGGTATTAGGTCTAGCAACAGCAGGAACAATTGCTTACGTTAATAGTACACAAAAAATTAAAGAACAAGCTGAATTAGCTACTAAATCTCAAGATGACTTTAACAAAAGTATAAAAGAGTTCACTGAAACTTTAGACCCAAATAAATTAAATGACGCCTCTACTGCTTTAGAAAAACTTAAAGAAGCGACTAATTATAAAGAAGCTATCGAAAACGTAAAAGGTTTAGAAGCTGAAATAAAAAATCTTCAAGAAGCACAATCTAAAGAGATTATGCCAGAAGATATAAGTTCTATTAACGAAAAAATTAAAGAAAAAACAGCTTTATTACAAGAACAAAAAAAGATTATAGATGATGTAGCAGGTAAAGAAAAAGATTATGCACATCAAAAAGAAATATCTACAGCTATAGATTATCAATCTATACAGGCAAAAGCTAAAACTGTAGCTCTTAAAGTTCAAGAAACTAATGAAAATTATAATCTAGTTCAAAGTTATAAGAATGTATATGATAAATTATCTGCAAATAAAGAATTAACTGAGGATGAAAAGGCTTTAAACGAAAAGTTATTGCAACAATATCCTGAATATAGAACTGCATTAGGAGATAAAGCTAAAGCATTAGGAGTGAATTATACTGCATTAAGTGAAAATTTAGATATACAAAAGAAAGTAGCTTTAGCAGAATTTAATAGTGCAAAAGTATCAGCTCAACAGGAAGTTATAAAAACAAATAATTTAATTGACGAAACTAAAAAAAGAATAGAAGCAATTCAATCTGAAATAAAAGCCAAAAGCAATCTGGCATCTGCTCAGGATAAATTAGAAGATAGTTTAGGTAAATCTTTTGAGATGATGCAACAGAAAACTCTTGATTGGGAAAAGTCTTTGGGTATAGTTTCTGACAAAAAGATAATAGATTTTACAACTCCAGGAAGAAAAAATGAAAATGAACAACTTAATCAAGCATTAGCAGATAACCAAAATTTATTAGACAAACTTGAATTAAGTAAATCTTCTAATAAGATATTGTCTGAAGCAAATATAAAAGACGTTTTAAGTATATCGGCAGATTCTAAAGCAAAAGGTTATAATACTCTTGAAGCTGAACAAACAAGAAAAGAGCAAGAAAAAGCTGATAAAAAAGCAGCACAAGAAGCAGAGAGAGAAAGAAAAAAACAAGAAGCTGAAGCAGAAGCATATAGAAAAAAAGCAGAACAAGAAAAATATAATTCTGAAAGAGAAACGGCATTAGGAACAAAAGTAGATTTAGCTAGAGAAGCAGGATATGATAAATTAACACAAGCAGTAAAAAGTTATGATGTAGCATTATCTGAAAATCAAGCTAATCAGGAAAAAGACAATTTGTCATTGCAGGATAAATTATCTTTAATGGAAGAAGAAAAAGATTTATTAAAAAGTAAATGGAAAGCCTATAATGATTTAATCTGGCAAAAAAGACAAGAGCGTGAAGAAACGGCTAAATCATTAGCTCAATTTGGAGTTGGTGTTGGTGGAAAAGGTGAATCATCTTATCTTACAAATGTAGATGAATCAGCAAAAGCACAACAAGAAAAAATTAGAAAATCGGCAGAAGATATACATGATGAAGCTTCTTTAAGAGCATATAAAACTGAAGTTGCAAGAGGAGAAGTTTTAAAAAGCTTAGTAAAAACCTTTGGCGATTTAAACCCTGAAATATCAGGTTATAGTATAAATTTAAATAAAATAACTGGAACTATAAATAAATTAAATCCTGAAGTTGAAGTAGCAAATCAAGAGTTTAAAGATTTTGATAAAACCATAAAATCTAATAATGAAAACATGGCGACATTAAAAGATAATTATGATTCAATATCTGATACTGATTTTGATACTAAGATAAAAGCGGGAAATGATTTACTTGATGCACAGACTTCTAGTTTAGATGTTGTAAATAAAAAGTTATCAGAATATGATGCTAAAATAAAATCAGCAATGACAACTGAAGCTAAGGAATTATATCAAGCTGAAAAAGATAAATATACTTCAACTGGAGCAGGAATATCAAAAGATATTGTATCTACAAAAAAAAATATATCACAGTTAACTTTTGAAAAAGGCGAAGCACCTTTCAAAGAATCGGAAAAAGCATATGAAAAAGCGAGTCAAGATTTAGAATATAAATATGAGATGATAGACGAAAAGAACTATAAATCAAGAGCGAGGAATTTAAATGTTCAAGCTAGTGTTTTAAAAGGTGAAACTAAATCTATATCTAGTGAAATAAAAAGACTCAAAGATGATTTAGCTAAAACAGAAGATAAAGATGAACAGGCTAGAATAAATACAAGCATTGCAAATAATGAAAAACTTCTACAAGAAAAGAATGTTAAAATAAAAGATTTAACTAAGTCTGCTTTAGGAGAAACTATATCTGGTTCATTTAAAAAATCTGATGACGAAGCTAAAAAATTTGACAAAACAATTAGTGGATTAGATAATAGTTTTCAATTATTAAGTGATAATGATTTTGTAGGTAAGGGTAATATCCTTTCCGAAAAAATAAATAAAACTAATACTGAAATATCTAAGCAACAAAAAGAATTAACAGATTTAAATAGCATAACGGATAAATCAGTCCTTAATTCACAAGAATATAAAGATAAATTAGAAAATCTTAAAAGTTCACTTGAAGCTAATAAAATAAGCGTAAAAGGATATAATGATGAACTTAAAAGTTTAAATAAAACTCAAGAAGATAACATTCAAAATTTAATAAGAACTGGAATTGAAGCTCAAAAAAATATTGAAGAATCTCCTATTAAATCTAAAGAAGAAGAATTAGCAACACAAACTAGAGTTATGGAGAGAGAATTTCATAAAGAAGAAGTAAAATTAAAACAGGATTTATTAAATTTAGAAAAAAAAATATATGGAACAACTAAAGCCAATTATGAAGATAACATTAAAAATATAACAACAGATTTACAAAATCAAATTGATGCTATGCAAACACAAGCAGATTTACAAAAACAACAAGAAGAAAGGTCTGCTAAAATACTTGAAATCGAAAAGGAAAAGTTAAACCTATCTAATTTACAAGCTGAAAAAGACGTAAGAATTTTTCAAGATGGTAAATGGCAATGGGTGGCTGACCCTAAAAAGGTTACTGAACAAAAAGATAAGATTACTAAGCTAACTGATGATTTTAATAAATCTGAAGCTGACAATACTTTAAAATCACAAGAAGATGCTTTAAAGTCTAAAATTGATAATTATAATAAAGAACTAGAAATTAAAAATAAAAATTATGATGACCAATCTAAGGCTTTGGAGGATTTGTTACAGAAATATAAAGATAGATGGGAAACGGAAAAATACGATAGAACCATTGCAATAGAAGATGAAAGAATAGCATTTGAGAATAGATATAAAAATCTTGACGTTATGGTTGCAAATTCTTTAGACCAATTAAAGAAAACCTATGGAACTAAATGGAATGAAATTTTAACAGTTGTAACAGATAAAACATCTAAAATTCAAATACAATATAATACCTTACAAGGATATTCAAATGTATTGACAGGAGTTGATGTTTCAACAGTTGCTACAAAAAGTGGAAATACAGGAGTTTCACAAGCTGAATTTAATGCACAACAAGAGAAAAACAAAGAAGCACAATCTGGAAAACATGGAGTAAGATATAATGTAGATGGAACTATTCAGGCTTATGCTACAGGTGGATTAAACGAAACTACTGGTATACATATGCTACATGGAACAAAAGAAAAACCAGAATTAGTATTAAATTCAGGCGACACACAAAATATGTTAGAAATGTTAAAAGTTGCAAGACAAACAAATGTAAGTCAATCAAATATAGGTTTAAATTCAACTTCTACAACTTCAACAAAAGTTGAAAATTATAATATAAATGTAGGCGAAGTAGTAACAAATGATGCAACAGCTTTTATACAAAATTTAAGGAATTTAGCAATAAAGAAATAATATGTAGAGGCTAGAGATAGCCTCTTTTAATTTAGGAGGTGAAGGATTAAGTGATTTTTGCACCAAGCAATTTATTACCTCGAAATAGTTATATAAATGCAAGTGCCAATAATACCTTTACATGGGATGTAAAAGGTGCTTTGCAAACTTATTATCAATTAAAGATATTAAATAACAATACAAGTGTCACAGTTTATGATTCAACTCAAACATTATCGAGTGACCATTCTGCTATATTACCAGCTTTCACATTAAGTAATGGAACTAATTATAAATATACTGTAAAAGTATGGGGTTCTGATAGTACAACTGCTACATCTACATATCAATTTATATCTTGTGCTTCGACACCTACAGCAACATTTACAACACCTATATTTGGTTCTACACCTGTAGAATTGAGTTCTCAAGATTTTACATTTGTTTGTAATTACAGTCAAGCTGAAAGTATATCATTAAAAAAATATAAGTTTGTATTATATGATAGTACAGGAACTACAATTATTGAAGATTCTGGATGGTTATATGATTTTTTATTACGATATGAATTTACTGGAATGGTAAGAGGAACAACTTATAAAGTTGAATGTACTGTAATTTCACAAAGTGACCAAGAATATACTACTGATAAAAAATCTATAATAATTGCAAATTATGAAATACCTGATACTGTGCCAGATATAACTGCTATAGCAGACAATAGTAATGGAACAATAACTATATCATGGGGAGATTTAAAAACTGTAACGCCTACTGTAACAGGAAGTTCTTCATATACAACTGGTAAATTTGGATATGGATTACAATTAAATAGTTCAGCTAATATAAGATATGATGAAAGTTTTACTTATGGAGATTATACATTTACATATTGGATAAAATTTACTTATGGTCAAAATGGTGATTTTATGCAATTAGGTGACTATATGTTTCTAGGTTATGAAAATAGTACAAGAAGATTTTATTTTAGAATAAATTCTTATTATGTTTATTCCGATGAATTTACATTGTATACTTGGGAAGATGTGGGTTCTGCTACTTGGGATTATTATAGTGGGAAAACATTTGCTGATTTAGGTTTTACTAGCACAGATTATATTTATAATTGGATATTTATAGGATTAACTTCAAATAAACTTGTACTAAAAGTACGTGATGAAATAAGAATAGATTTAGACTTATTATAATTAATAAAAGAAAAGAGGTGATTAAATGGCAAATAGATATTGGGTTGGAAATGGTGGTAATTGGACAGATACATCTCATTGGTCAACTATAAGTGGAGGTTCTGGTGGTGCATCTATTCCTACATCAAGTGATAATGTATATTTTAATGCGAATTCATTTTCTTTATCTGGTCAAACTGTAAATATAAATACGGGAGCTAATTGTCTAGATATGGATTGGACAAATGTATCTAATAATCCAAGTCTAAGTGGGAATAATTATATAAATGTATATGGAAGTTTAACTTTATCAAGTGGAATGTCAATGGCTAATATATATGCTGGAATTTTTTATTTTTGGGCAACTACAAGTGTAAATATTACTTTAGCAGGAAAAACTTGTAATGTTTTAGGATTTTATTCAAGTGGAACCTGGACATTACAAGATGATATTTATGTAAATGGATATTATGGCGAAATACAATGTGTTTTTGGAACATTAAATACTAATAATAAAAATATATCATGTAAAAAATTTACTTTTAACGGTGGATATACAAGGGCGTTGACATTAGGAAGTTCTATTATAACAGTTAGTGGAGATGTAACCTGTGGTTCAAGTAATGCTACTTTTGATAAAGGAACATCAACATTTATAATGACAGGACTTAATTCAACTTTTACTGGAGCTGGATTTACATTTTATAATTTAGAATTACAAAATAATATAGCAATAGTTAATTCAAATACTTTTAATCAATTAAAAATATATCCATCAACAACTATAACATTTTCAAATGGAACAACGCAAACTGTAACTGATTTATATTTAGGTAATAATTCTATAATACAATCATCAACAAATTCTAATTTAATTTATAATGGAACATATATTCCCAGTTATATAGGTTATAATATATCAAAAACAAATATAACAGTAACAACTCCTAATGTAGTTACAAGTAATAGATATTGGGTAAGAGGAACTGGAAATTGGTCTAATATTGAAAATTGGAGTGTTTTTGGTGGATTTTATGGTGGAGCATCAGTGCCTATATTTAGTAATAATGTTTATTTTAATGAATATTCATTTACTGGAACTGGTCAAATATTAACAATTGATTTAGATACAAATTGTGCAAATATGGATTGGACTGGAGTTTTATATTCTCCAACTATGTATAATATAGGAGGATATATTCAAAATATATATGGTTCATTATTATTATCATCTAATATGATAATGAATGGAACTTATTCTGGTAATTTTTCATTTAATTCAACGAGTACAAATAAAACTATTACTACAGCAGGTAAAACTTGTTATTCTATGTATTTTGATGGTTCTGGTGGAGGTTGGACTTTACAAGACAATATTATTACGATTGATGGTATATCTTTAAATAAAGGTATTTTAAATACCAATGGTAAAAGTGTATTTTGTTCTTCGTTTTCGAGCATAGGAACAAATACAAGAACATTGACGTTGGGAAGTTCTATTGTTACTTCGAGTGGGAATATTTCATTTACATCAACTAATTTAACTTTTAACAAAGATACTTCTACTTTTATAATGACAGGTTCGACAACTACATTTACAGGTGTAGGATTGACTTTTTATAATTTAGAATTACAACAATCTATTGCAATTATAACAGGAAATAATACATTTAATAATATAACATTATTAAAGGGAATAACTGTTAAGTTCTCGGCTGGAAGTACGCAAACAACATCTAGTTTTATAGCATTAGGCACGAGTAGTAATAATATTATAATTAAATCAACTATTGATGGAAATATATATACTTTATATAGTAATACCAATGATATTCCAGCAAAGTATTGTAATATTAGAGATTGTGTTGCTTCGGGAAGTGCTAATTGGTTAGCATTTTATAGTACAAATTTATCAAACAATACTGGATGGCAATTTATAACTATAGGATTTTCTTTAGAATATGTGAAGTTTATGGGAAAATCAATTTTAGACAATGTTCATGCACAAAATAAAGAATTAAATTCAGCAGATATTGATTCTATAGATTCTACCAATCCTCAAACATGGGGAACTGATACAAATTTTTTAGCAGATTATGAAAATACTCTTGAAGCAGGAAATGTAATATCTTCAGCTCCTATTACTGGATGGAGATTAAAAAGAAAATTAAGTTCGGAAAGTACATTCACTACTTTAAAAGATTTTGAAAAATCTACACTATCTTATATTGATAAAACAACAAGAAATAATAAAGAGTATACTTATTCATTATTTACATTATCTAGTAGTGGTGAAGGATATGGATTAGAAGCCACTGGAACATCTGAATTCTGGGGATGGTTTTTGATTGACCCAACCACAAATACTAGCTATAAATTTGATGCTATGAATCAAACAGATTCTATTCCTGTAAATATAGATATGAAAATATATAATAATTATACACAATATCCTTCAGTAAGTTACGGAAAAGCAAAATATAGAACAGGTAAATTAACAACTATGCCATATAGTTATAGCGATATAACTGGAGAATATACGATTGATGTTGATTTATTAAATAATTTAAAAGATTTTATAAACAATAATAATAAAAAAGTCTTGAAAAATACTTTAGGTGAAATATTCTATGTAGAAACTTATAATTTTAGTTATAAATTTATGGATGAAATTAAAGAACAAATTTATACAATAAGTTTTGATTGGCTAGAAGTTGATACTGTTGAGAATGTTGGGGTTTAGAATAGAGGTGATTAAATGTCTAGTGTATCATATATAGAAGCATTAAGAAGTTCCATAAGAAAACAAAGATATAAAATTGAAATATGTGATAGTAATGAAAATACAATAGCCGATGTTACAGAATGGTTAATAGATGGTAGTGTAAGTATAGAATTAAAAAATGGAATTAGAAGAACATGTAGTATAACATTTGATAATTCTACTGGGATATTTATACCCACTGATTCATATTCACTAATTGCAATTAATAATAGAATTAAAATATATTCAGGATTAGAAGTTAATGGAGAAGAGCTATTTAATCTTAGAGGTGTATTTGTAATGGGCAATCCTAGATTGTCAAGTAAATTATCAGAAAGTACAATTGTAGTAGAGGGTTATGATAAATTTGCTTTATTAGATGATACATTGGCAGGACAATTAGAAACTCAATATATAATTCCAGTTAGTACAAGTATAAGTAATGCAATTACAGGTATTTTCTTTGAAGCTGGGATAAATGCAACACCTGTTATATATCCAACAACAGAAGTTACACCATATACTTTATCCTTAAAACCCGGAGATACTTATTCAACTTTGTTAAATAAATTGGCAGATATGTTGAGTTGGAATATTTACTTTGATGCAAATGGGATAGGGAGATTTGAACCTCCTACGGACGAACAAACACAGGCTGAATCTTGGGAATTTTCAACTGATGAAATTAGTTATTTAGGAAGTGTTCGGAATATGGACTGGAATAAGATAAGAAATAATATAAAAGTAATAGGTGATTCTGTGAACGGAACAACGGTAACATCTACTGCATCAGATACTTATATATTTTCTGAAACTAATATAGATAAAATAGGAAAAAGAAGTCAAGTTATTGAAGATGAATTAATAACTACTATAGCATTAGCGAATGAACGGTCAGCATATGAATTAAAGAAGGCTATACAAATACAGGAATCTATTGATTTGAGTTGTATTCCAATAGATATACTAGACGAAGGAAATATTGTATTATTAACAAATGATAAACTTGGGATAGATAGACAAAGATATTTAATACGGAATATTACATATCCTTTAGATAATGGTCAAGAAATGTCTATGAAAATATGGAAAGTGAGGGAAGTAGTATAATGAGCGATTTTAAAAAACAAATGGATTTTAGTGAAAACTTAGCATCTTTAAGAATGATAGAAGTTATTGAATGGATAGTTGATAAAAAATTACAAGAACAGAATTATCCTGAATTCTTGGTGGGAAAAGTTTCTGCTGTAAATGGAAGTTTGGTTGATGTATTACTTCCTGATTGTACGGCTCCTATTCCAGATTTAAAAAATAAAACAGGCTTAACTTTAAATATTAATGATGAAGTTTATATACTATTAATTAAAGGAAGCCTTAATAATGCAGTAGTTTTAATAAAGAAATAAAGGAGGTAAATAAATGGCAAGTCAAACAACTAATTATTTATTAAACAAACCACAAACAACCGACCAAATGTCTGATACTGTAAATAAATTAGCTAGTGATATGGACACACTTGATACTACAATACATACTGAAAAGGTTCGTATAGATAATTTAGTATTAGGAACAGGAACATCTACTGCTGAAACTGTGGATGCTAGAAGTTCTGCTGTTAGTGGAAGTTATAGTGTTTTAAAAGATAGATTAGATGCTATGGAAAAAAGATATTTTGTAGACACTGCTGTTACAGATGCCTATGTAATAAATGCCTCTGCATCTGGTGTGACTCTATATACTGGATTGAAATTAAATATATTAGTAAACACAACAAATACAGGTGCATCAACATTAAGTATAAATAATGGAAGTACATTTAAATCTCTTGTAAGAGATATAAATTCAACATTACACGATGGAGATATTGTAGCAAATAGAATTATAGAAGTTATATATGATGGAACAAATTGGAGATTAATAAACACAGCAATAACAGGAATTAGTGGTGGTTCACCAAGTACAGTATTTTAGAAAGGAGTAATTTATGAGTTTATTTTCAGGTTTAAAAGCAACAAGTTTAAGCGATAGTATAGTTACTCCTAGTAAATTAACAGTATCTTCAACACCAGTAAATGGATATGTGTTAGGATATTATACAGGTTCTTTTGCATGGATTCCACAAGTCGGTGGAAGCGGAGGAAGTGTAATTACAGGTGATTTGACTGAATCTACATCTAATATATTAACTATAAGTGGAGGAACTGGTTCAGTAGTTGGATTAGGAACTTCTATACAAGTTAAACAAGCAAGTGCAGGACAATCAGGTTATTTAAGTTCAAGTGATTGGTCAACATTTAATGGTAAGCAACCTGCATTAGGTTATACACCAGTGCCAGATACTAGGACAATTAATTCAACACCTTTAACATCTAATATTACAATAACAAAATCAGATTTAGGATTATCAAATGTAAGTAATGATGCACAATTAAAAATTGCTAGTAATTTAAGTGATTTAAACAATAATACAACTGCAAGAAGTAATCTTGGATTAGGTAACAGTGCAACTAAAGACATTGGAACTACAACTGGAACAGTTTGTGCAGGTGATGATAGTAGACTTAGCGATGCTAGAACTCCATTATCGCATACTCAAGCTTTTTCAACTATAACTTCAACACCTACTACATTGGCAGGTTATTCAATTAGCGATGCAGTTCCTAGTTCTAGGACTATCAACTCTACACCATTGAGTTCAAATATAACACTTACAACTGCTGATATAGGCGATAGCATAGATAAGAGATATTGCACAGATGCACAAAAGACTATAATTATAAATACAAGTGGAACAAATACAGGTAATGAAACTACTACATCTATTGGAACATTAATAAATGGTGCAACTGTAAAAGCAACGCCAGTGGACGCTGATATGGTTGGATTGATGGATAGTGAAGCGACCAATATAATTAAGAAGTTATCTTGGAGCAATATTAAAGCTACTTTAAAGACTTATTTTGATACAGTTTATACATTGGCTTTATTAGGCGGTTTAGCAAAAACAAGTAATTTAAGTGATTTAAATAATACTTTAAGTGCTAGAAACAACTTAGGATTGGGTAATAGTGCGACCAAAGACGTTGGGACTAGTGCAGGTGAGATTTGTGCAGGAAATGACAGCAGATTGTCAGATGCCAGAACACCTTTGGCTCATAATCAAGCGTTTAGTACAATAACATCTACACCAACGACATTGGCTGGATATTCAATATCTGATGCCGTACCTACGAGTAGAACTGTAAATGGACATGCTTTAAGTTCAGATATAACAGTAACGGCCACAGACGTAGGATTAGGAAATTGCAATAATACAAGTGATGCTAACAAACCAGTATCAACCGCAACGCAAACAGCTTTAAATTTAAAAATAACAGCATCTACTGGCATAACGGGAGGAACACCTAGTTCATTTTAATTAATATAAATTAAAGGAGATGATTAAATGGCTTTAACAACAACGCAAATACAAATGAGAAATGGAACAACTACTCAATGGGACACAGCTACGCCTACGATGTTAGCTGGTGAAATTGGTTATAATGCAGATACTAGAAAAATTAAAATTGGAGATGGAAGTAATAACTGGAGTGCATTAAATTATTATAATGACATGTTAGATAATAATTACATAATTGATGGTAATTTCCAAGTGGCGCAGGTCAATCCTGTTGTAGGTACTGAAATTACTAATCCAGCAGCAAGTATATATCCTGTATTTGATTTATGGAAGTATGCCATAACAGCAGATGGAGGAACTTTACCAACTATTAAATTATCACAACAACTTATTACTACTGGTAGTGTTCCAGGAAGTAAATATTGTTATAGGATAAATATTAATGGAGCAGGCAGTAGTTACGGAGCAAATACTTTTGGATTTTTTGAACAACCAATGGAACATGGAACACAAAATCTTTGTGGATTAAATAAGAAAGTAACATTATCTTTTTGGGCAAGAACTTCTATATCTGGAACTAAAAGACTTGGTTGTTATCTATATCAATCTTATGGAACTGGTGGAAGTCCAAGTGCTGGTGAAGTTATTAATGGAACTAATTTTACTTTAACTTCTACATGGACAAAATTTACAACTACATTTACTACAAATACACTATCTGGAAAAACTTTTGGAACTAGTAATGATGATGCATTATTCCTAAATTTTGGTCATATATGGGGTAGCACTAGACAATCTTGGTATGGAGCATCAACAGCCGAAACATTTGTTGGTAGTGGTGATATAGAAATTGCCCAGGTTAAATTAGAGCCTGGTGATACTGCTACCTCATTTTTACCTAGACTTTATGAAGTTGAATTAGGTCTTTGCCAAAGATATTTACAAGGATTTATTTCAGATTCATCCGAAGCTATAATTGGGATGGGATATTGTTATTCTACAACACAAGTTCATATATTTTATCCATTTAAAACTACAATGAGGATAGCCCCAACTTTATCTGCTACTGCTGCGGATTGGAAAACAGCTGATGGAGTAACAGAAATAACGCTATCAGCATTAGCACAAGTAACCGCATATAATTCCAAGTATTCACAAATGATTAGAGGGACGGTCGCAAGTGGATTAACTCAATATAGAACGGTAAGTATAAATTCAACAGCGAGTGGGAAAGCAATATTCTTTAGTGCTAGATTTTAAGGAGGAATAATATGAAACAATACATAATTATTGACAATGTAAATTGGGTTATAAACGAAAACGAAAATGGTGAAATTACGGATATTGAAAGATTATACACTATAAGATTAATTCGCAATCAATTATTGACCGATACGGATAAATATATGTTAGTTGATAAATATGAACTATTAACAGATGAACAGAAAATAGCAATTAAAACTTATAGACAAGAGCTTAGAGATTTACCTGAAATAGTTAATGTAAATAATCCAATATTTCCAGTTAAACCTATATAAAATATAACTTTTATCGGAATTTTGAGTCTTGAAACCCAGTAAAATCAAGGCTCAATTTTTGATTTTTTTGCAGTACGGAGTGA